CGGGGCACTTTAACCCCACGTAGTAGAGGCCAGATTTTACGGTCTGGTCTGTCTACAGGACGCGTTCTATGTAGGCTGAACCTTAAAGTAGAGGCACCCCTATTTGTTTAGGGCGATCGCTCTTTGAATACTTAAAATAAATAACAATGTTAAATATTTCTAAGCGTAAAGGGATTCGCACCCCCAAGAAATTCAAAAAGTACTTTAAAGCACAAATTCCTTGTCTCAATGAGTTCTTAACCATTGAGTATAAGAATAGTGTTTATAATTTAATCATCGGCGTTGAAAAGACTCAAATTGCAATCTGCAAAATGAATCAATTCAAATCTATCAACGATAGTATAAAGGCACTAAGCCTAAATATTAGTGTCGTAGGTTTACTTCTTCCGGCCCATTTCTGGGCAGGATTAGTAACCGAAGTCATTAAAATTTGTAATGAACATGTGAGCCCTGCCTCCTATCTGAAAGAGATTTTCTTCCATTCAGAGGTCGCAGCTCGCCATCAAAATTACCCGATTACTGGTAAGTGGATTAGACACCCACGAACCATAAAGGGATTTGAGAGACACGCGGTTATCCAACGTAAGTTGAATATTCCGCCCTCTCCATTACAGTACTATATTATTGAACTGTGTAAAGTTAGTAGTGATGATCTTATCACTGTTTTCCGATCTTTCGAAATGATTTATCAAGAGATTTCTTACTCTTATAAAACTATGACAGATCCCTATTCAGGAAGTAATCTTCTTTTAAGAAACATCTGCACTCAAGTGCCGAGTTTACTTAAAACAATGAAAATTCCTAGGGATATGGATCCTAGATATAGAACACGTTTATACGGTTCATATCAAAGAGGTCCAAATGGAGAACCAGCAGTCACAGAATTTGACGCAGACTTATATTCTCTTCAGTCAGATACATTATTGTATCCTGCTGTTTCGAGTCTATTTAGAATGCTGAACAAAACTATGGCTAAGGTCATTACTCCTCTATCAATGAAAACAAAACCTGATGGTTATAATACTTATTACCATTCAAAGATTGTTTACATTCCTGATGGAAAGTTTGGTAAGACACGTCAAATCGCAATTTGCGATATGATATCCCAGTCTTCTTTGACTGGAATAAATGATTGTTTGATGGATCTTCTTAGATTAAACTCTAAGTTTGATGCTACATTCAATCAAGATATCTTACCTCACTACTTACAATATCACACTGGGAGATCTTCTAAACTAAACTCTTTACCTTGTTCCTCAGATGCAACAGCTTTCACTGATAGACTTCCTCGAATCCTTAATTACTTTGTAATTAAGTGTTTATTCGGTAAGAAGATGGCAAAACTTTGGTATACAATTGTCTTTAAAAGGACTTTTAATATGTCAAAATCTGCTATTAAGAATGGGACACCCATCACTGTTCAATACAGTGTTGGCTCTCCAATGGGTCTTTTGACCTCTTGGAGTAGTTCCGCTCTTGTCCATCATGTTCTTGTTAGGTTTGCTCATAAGCAACTTAAGAAGACACCAAGATATATTATCTTGGGTGATGATGTTTGTATCTGGGATCGAGATGTGTACAATTTGTACACTCAAACGATGAAGAATTTGGGTATAGGGCTTTCAGCTATTAAATCAACTAACAATGATAAGTTTGTTGAATTTGCAAAAAGGACTTTTGTCCTAGAAACTTATAACAACAATAACTATATCAAAGAAGTCACGGGACTACCTGCTACAGCAGCTGCAAAGCTGCTAACTGGCGATGCAACCGGTATTACTGGTTACCTTGGCCAAGTAGCAAATAGATCTCATGAAGTTCTAATTTATAAATTAGACTTTGATCCAACATGCTGGAACCTATATTCGAACGACGCAGTGGTAGCCTCTAGAGTTTGTAATCTACTTTCTTACCTTATGGTAGGGAATAGAATTGCTTATTCTAGAGTTATCTCATTTCTTATGACTTGGCCATTTCAAGGTCGCAGTAAATATTTAAATATTACTGTGCCTTGTACTAAAGTGGTCTACCAATTGGGCTTGCACAATAGTGTAATTTCCAGTATCATCCTTTACGGTTATATGTCTCCCGCAGATTTTCTGCGTGAGCCAGATTTCCTATCACTTTCCAAGGCAGACCTTAATGGTCTTTACCAAGTAATTATGATGGATGATTTGTCAAAAGATTTTGAGAAAGCTACTGATTGTTTGAGTAAATTTGATTCTGATATACCTATTACGCCTTCTCCTACTAATCAATATGCTCGCATTGAGTTTATAATTCAGATCTGTCATTTGATAGGTCTGTCTCAATCTCTATGCGATGCATATGATAAGATGGATGAAGAACAAATAGATGTCACTGACGAAGTAGCTATTAAACTCCTCTTTGATTGTAAGATCTTGGATCTTATATCCAGAGTGGAGCAAATTAGTGAAAAGTCAACGTCTAAGCGAAGGGATCTAATCATGATTAGAAATTCTCGACTTGGTACAAAGACTCAAGAAGAACTCCGTTCAAGCAATGTAACTGATCTGCTAGCAAAGTATAAATACACTGATTTTAAATCAAAGTATTTTGAAATGTCTGCAGCTATCATGATCAAATTCAATCGTCTGCGCTTACGCACAGATGAGAGATCCTTGACCATGCAGTTACTTGGTTAGTAACCAATGATAGATTAGCCAAAGCGAAGGTGAGACGCTGGTTCTTACCCCGTTCCGATTACTGAGAAATTCAGTCTCGGCCTGCATGGACAT